GATCCACGGCATTACTGGCAATATCTGTTGCTGTACCTTTTACTTTAAGTAGCATTACTCTCCTGACTCTTCTTTCTTATTTATCTGCTTGAGCATTTTTTGAAGGTCTGCTGTACTACCCACAAACAGATTGTTAGTGGTGTTGTTAGTCTCGCGTTTGGTGGGTGCCTCAAGATCCTTCATCTTCTTCTGTAGATCAATCAGTTTGTCAGTGGTGTCTGCAACCTGCTTCATGGCGTTCACAGCGACTTCATACGCTCTGGGGTGCCCTGACTCCTGTGCGACCTCTAATGCCCCGTTGAGCGCCTCCTGACCCTTGTCTATGAGGTTGTATAATTGTGCTCTTGAATATTCATAGTCTTTACTTTGATCATCCTTGTCCTCTTTCTTGGGGACAGGCTTTGATGGTTTAGATTCTTCGACTGGTTCAATGTCTGTAGTTTCAACTTCGATATCGAAGATATCTTCCATGTTCTTTTCAAATTCGTTCATAGCAATTCAATCCCCTCGTTAAATCCAAAGTCATCTGTACTAATAACCAGTGCATCATCAGCAGCATCGATAACACCATCATTGTTTTTATCTTCCAATGCTTTTGGTGTGTATGTAAGTGCAACTTCTCGTTTGTTCTTATCTGGGTCTCCAATTGATTCGTATACAGTTGCCTTCTTGATAAGACCACTGTTGCTGTAAGGACCGTAGATGTAAGACTTGGCGGTGAAGTTAAGAATCCAAGTAATAAATCTTCTGTTTAAGAAATCACCATCCCAATCATCCTCATGATTGATTCCGTTGAGAATGATAGAGATATCTTTCTTCTCGTTCATATCACTGATCATGTTGACTGTGATATTAAAGTTAGGTTGGAAGTATGGTAAGATCTGCTCAAGAATTTGCAAACCATCATCTTGTGATTTTGAGATGATGCCTAACTCGAACTCCATATTATATGGAACAGGAACATACTGCATCTTGATTTCAGTTCCATCATCACTGATGACTGTTTTATATTTCTGTGTAGGTGCAGTTTTCCTCGCACCATCATAGTTAATACCAGTCATTTCAAAGTAGAGACGTGGTAGTGTAATAGCGACTTTCTTGTCAACGTCAGGATTCTGCTCAAGACGTGTCAAGAATTTATTCTTGGGACCATAAGCCAAAGGAACTTTCTCTGCTTCAATCACATCACCAGTTGATGGATCAAATTTCCTGACTTCGATATTATTGAATAATGTTCCGAAACCGATTACTGTTTTTCTAATCGCCTCGTTATAAAAATGTGGACCTAACATCAGAACTCACCAGTTACTTTACCATACTCACCGAATGGATTCTTCTCGGTGAAGTCGAGAAGATCATCAGCTGTTGTTTCAATATATTTATTGTCGGCATACTCAACGTTTTCTAGTGTCAAGTTATCGACATTAACGCTGTCTTGGACAACGCCACTTTCAGATCCAGTGATGGTCTCTCCAGGGGTAAAGTTACCGTTTCTATTGATAAGTGTAAGGGTATGATTATCTCTATCCCAGAAGGATACTTCAGCAGTTGTGCCAGTAGTTCCACCAGTTACAGTTTCACCCCGAATGTAGTGTGTTGTAGCCGCTGGATCCATGTCAATAGTAATAGAAGGAGCAAAGATTTCTTCAATCTCGTCAATCTCTTCAATACCAGTTTCGAACTCATCGTTGCCAAGCTCATAGATCTCGGCAGTCATTGTGTAGATATAGTTTTTACCTAATTGATAGAATGGTGCTTCTCTTTCTACAAACTTGATCTCATACAAATCTTCTGTAAGTGGTAGATAGATAAGGTCTCCCTCGTTAGGTCTGCCATCTACAGTAGTGATATCAGCAAACTCTTGGAATACTTGACTCCATCTGTTCTGCGAGACAACCATTGTAATCTCGTCAGTGATACGCAAACCAAACTTGCTGATAAATTCTGATGGTGCTGATCCAAAACCCTCTACATTGATCAGCAGCATCTCGATCATGTATTGAGTCTTAAACTCTGAATACAATACATCATTGAGAGGAATATCTTTAATCATCTTCCGTGGAAGATAATAGACATCACTACCGAACAGTCTAATCTGTTCGTCAACTAAACTTTGGATAAGGTTTTGCTCGGTATTGACACCACCGTGCTGTGGAAAATAGATACTCTTCATCCGATCATATCCATTGGGGGAAGTTCATAATAGGTTGAGCTCTTCTCCATGAGAGCATCAATCTCTTTCTGTGCATCCTCAAACAACTGTCTTCCATTCAGCGACACGCCACCAGGCAGTTGTACGTTGTTAAACTTGATTAGATTCTGACCCCACTGTCTCTTAATTAGTGCAGTTAAGTATTGCTTGACAAAGCTATCATTGTAGACTTGAGTGTAATCATCTGGGTTCAGATAACGATAACATTCGATCAGAAGATAGTTACCTTCAGCCAATCTTGACTGATCAATATCAATGAACAGACGATCCTGTCTCTGGTTAAATCTAAACTGGACTAAAGCTCCAGTGTTGACAACCATGTCGAGAGTCTCGAAGTATTGACGAATCATAAAGTAGTTCGTCATGTCAAAGTTTCCAAAAGCAAATCCTGACGAGAAAGAAAAGATATCCATCAGGAAGTATTGGTTACTCAATCCAAATAGATCATTGCGAACCCAGTTGGAAGAGACACCAAATACTTTTGAGATCCCAACTACATGCTCTGGAATCTCAATAAAATTATTTCTATTCACCCATGTCGCTGCATCGGGAGCGAGCGTCGATGTTGTTTCGTTAGAAGATTCAAATCGTGTTACATCATCTGCTGTAATCTCATGCTTGAGATACATCTTTTCAACGCCATCAAAATGACGCTCTCTATAGTATTGGAAAGCGTCATCAATTAAGTCATCCAGCTGATCATCATCTACGTTGATTTCAAGAACTGGATGACCTAAACGCCTCAAGCAATACTCTTTAAGTTCTGCTCTCGATGCGGGTTCTGCCATTAGTTACTCCTTATGCCTGTGCTTCTGACCAGCGAACGTTAATCGTTGCATTAATTGGATTACCAGAAGTTAGGTATGCGTTGATTGCCAGTACGTCTGGTCCATTGGGGAATGTACCTCTACCTCCGATTGGGGTGTTGGTAAGTTCCTTAAGTTCGGACAGATCGATAGAGTCTCTGTTTCCAGGTGATGCGGTAAACGCAAATACCTGTTCGCCAGGAATCGCTGCACCAGTCAGTGGTTCGAATGTATATGTTGTTGTACCTGCGTTACCAGCTCTAGTTCTGTCAGAGAACTGAATCCATGTTGTGCTGCTGTTTCTTCTGAAGATGTTAACAACCGTAGTACCTCCTCTCAAGTCACCACCAGTAACAGACCAACCGATCTGCACACCACCGATGTCTGATGTATTGAAGAAGACATAGTTAGAAGAGTAGTTCTGGGTTCCAGCGTTAGTAGCAGAAATTGGAGCAGTACCACCAATAAAGGTAATATCACCACCAGATGCAATCTGTGCGAATGATGGTTGTCCACCAGCACCGCCAGTGTTCAAGCCTGCCCAAGTAACGTCGTTTGGATTAGTTGGGTAGTTCTTGGGATTAAGAACACCCTCAATAATGACTCCCTGTGTGGTAGAACCACCCTGTGTGGTAATCTCAAGATTCTTGAGAAGCAACTGTGCTCTGTTGATCAATTCTCTTTCGCCAAGATCTCCAGTGATTGCGTTTGAAACACTGGGTGATAGACGAATCAAGAACAGAGTAGTTTTTGTAGTTGTGATTTCAATTTCTTTTTCTTGATAGTTAAAGAGATAACCACGGTCTTCATCGAATCCGCCATCAGTCAGGAATGCAGAACCCCAGTGATTAATCTGTGGAGTTGCGGTATTTGTCAGTAGAATAACACCAGTATTTACAGTGTGTACTGCAGCTTCACCTGCTGTATAAGATCTTTGAGATCCAGCAGCAAAGTTTGTGAATGTTGCTGCTCTAGTCAATCCTGTTAATGTACTGTTTTGCTTATTAGTGTATCTAATAATTTCATTGTTGATTAAAACAGTTCCACTGTTGGGGAACAATTCGGATCCAGTAGATTGTAATTGTAAACTATCAGTTTCTGTGGATGTTAATAAAGCATTGAGTCTTCCTCTAGCACCTTCATTAATAACCTCGTAGCGAACGGGGAGGTTACCAGAACGCATAAATGCTTCATTGTTTCTGTTGTTATTTTTCAGTCTATGTAAGAAGATAAAGTTACCAGAAGGACCACGTAGCATCCAGTCAATAAATCCAGCACCATACCATGTGTATTGGAATCCAATCATCTGCATTCTGTTGATCTCGATGTTGTAACCAGACTTACCAATTCCATCACACTTATCAATATTCCATCTATCTTGCGGAATAATAATTTCTTTAGTCAATGCGGCTTTAACATTAACTGCAGGAGCAACACCCCTGAAGTCGGGATTTACAAAGAGTCTGGTATCATTATCAATTTTTGTGACGACGTGGGTCATTCCGCGAATAACAATTCTCTGACCAACAGACAACTGCTCTGTGAATTTGGTGTTAGAACCAATAATCGTGTTTAAGTTTGGTTGAGCAGTCACAGTTCCTGCAATTTGGAATGTAGAAGATCTCAAACCTACAGCAAGGTTTGTACCATCATACTGGAAGAAAATACCATTCTGATCATCAAATGCACCAGCACGAACAGTAGCACCTTTCCATCTGTAGAGAGCTACTGTTGGTTGATCTCCAAATGCCGCTTCTGTGAGTGCCAAAGGTTGTTGTGCAATAACAGTAAACGTAATTTCATCTACAATTGATGCAACTGTATAATGATTATTATAACCAGGGGTGTTTAATCCCAAAAGTTGAACTTCTGCACCTACTTGAAGACCGTGATTGAGGTCATCCGTAACAACAGTAATAATACTGCCAACTGTAGTTCCATCAGCGGTTACAGATCTCAAGTCATATGAAGGTGCAAACAAAGCACCAGTGGTATACATGATACCTTTACCAGATTGATATCTAATGTATTTTTTAGATTGACGAACCGACTGGGCTCCATGTGCAGGAGATCCCGTTCCTAACTGTACGCCACCATCAAAAGGTCTGTGGGTGTAGAAGCAGTCTGTTCTTGGATAAACCCTACCAGTTAATCCTGTAGACACAGTTCCAGTAGATCTAACTACGTATGCAAGTTGATTGAGAGCAGGAACTTCGTCTACAAAGAACGGACCAGATGCTAAATCATGTCCAGATCCATTTGAAGTAATCGCGCAAAGAATAGTGTCGCCAGGAACTAAACCATGGTTTGATTGGAACTCAACAAGAATTTTTGCGATAGCCGCATATGTAATATTAGTAGCATTTCCAATCACGTTAGATGTGGAAGAACTCAAAGAAATTGCTGGGAAGAATGCAATCGAATCTCCAGAGACTGGAGTACCAGCAGCAGTAATTTCTGTAATAGATCCAGCGTCGTTTACGTTTGTAACAGTAATTGTGAGATCATTTGTTGGCGAAGTACCACCAAGAGACACACCAGGAATATTGAATTGATAACCAATTTTATATCCTTCTCCAGATGCACTAATTTCTGGTTGATATGAGGAGCTAATAATTCTTGGTAGGAATAAAGCATTAAATGCAGTTGGGTTTGCTACGTAATTAATGTAAATTTGGTTACCATCCCAAGGAGTTCCTGAAGTTGTAATTCCTGTGATGCCACCAGAAGCGTTAACTGTCTGCACTGTAATGGTTAAGTCATTTACAGTATCAGTACCGCCAAGTTGAGATCCTAGAATTGTAATTGTATCTAGGTTTGCATATCCAGAACCTGGATTTGAAACATTTACATTATAAGCAGGAGTTGTTGACGAAGATTCATTTGGAGTAACATTTTGTGTGGTTAAAGTTTGAGTATCGGCTGGGTTTCCGCCAGCATCTTCTGTCAATACAGAGCATGTAAATCCAGTTCCAGGTACTAATGCAGTAATTAATAATGTTGAACTATCTGCTCCAGTTCCAGCATAAACAGTAGTTGACGATGCGTTGATAGCATCGATAATACCATTTCTTACACCTGTAATAGTATCTCCAGATTGAGCTGTATAAGAGTATGTATTACTACCATCAATAGTTACGCCGAAAACATCATTTACCTCAATAGTACCACCAACCACAACTTCATCTACTTGAGCAGTTGATTGACCAGTACCAATTCTTTCGACTGTAAATGAAGAGTTGAATCCTGTTCCAGAAGTAGAAGATTGCTCTACACTATTGTATGTAGAACTGGATGAAATTGCTACGCCAGTTGCACTGAATGTTGCGATTTCTCCATTAGCTCCAACTGTATCAATATGAATAGTGAGATCATTTATTGGAGAAGTTCCCCCAAGAGCATTACCGTAAATTACTAGATCTTCGCCAGCAAAATAACCTTGACCAGCATTTTGTTGTGCATTTGACGCAGTTCCATTAACAGTGAAAGTTAAAATTTCACCAATGGACCCTACAGTTTGAATTGTAATTGCCAGATCATTAATTCCATCAGTGCCTCCAAGATCACTACCTAAAATAGTAATAACTTCTGTAGCGGAGTAATCTTGACCAGTGCTACCTAAAAATATATTGGCATAAGATGGTGATGCTCCACCAACTCTCTCTACATTAAATGTAGCTCCAGTGCCAAGTCCAGCATAAGTATAGTTGCTGATATTATTATAGAAATTTTGTGGGTTGATGATTACTGTGGAATAAGATCCATTCTCTCTAGTAACATCAAATGACGCACCACTTCCTTGCCCGAAATTAATAGTGGATCCTCCTGTTGGTTGTGAAATAAAGCTGTTACCAGTTTTACTTACAGTATATGGAGAAGATAAAGTAACCGTAGTTCCTTCGATATTAGTTACATAGATGGTAGTGCCATCTCCATTATCTAATGCAGCACCAACTTCGATAGTAGATGTATCGTTGAAAACAATTTCTGATACTGGAGCTGTAAAACTATTTGTGATGTTTAGAGTTGAATCTACATCAATAACTGCTGTTACCTGCGTTCCCGATGGAATTCCTAATCCAGTAAGAGGAGCACCAATAGGAGGTAATACAGAAGAAGTAGAAACACCTAGTCTAGTAGATCCAGAATTAGTTGATCCTCTTGTTAGAAAACTACCACTAGCACCTTGAGACTCTACTGTAAATGATGGGGAGTTTCCAATTTCTGCGCCAGTATAGAAACCAGCTTCTTTAACAACCGTAAATGTACTTCTTAATTGTGTAGCAGGAGAAGTTCCTACCTTTGCTTTTGCGTAATATCTAAATTGTGTTCCACTAGGAACGGAGTCAATAATAAATGACCCTTCTGCCTTCGAGAAACCAATGACAGAATCATCCAAACCTTTGACAGATACTGGATCACCAACTACCAAGTTATGATCAAGAACGGTATCTACAGTGATTAAAGAAGGACCAATACCACCAGAGCCTTGAGAAGCATCTGTTACAATGTTAAGGATAGCAATATCAGAACCAGGAACTTCGTAGATAGATGGATACCCGCGCAACAAGTCAAGAGACTGCCACTTGGTTGGCTGAATACCATACTCAAAGTCAGCGTCAATCATTGATTGAGGTGCCGCAAACCTCATACGTTCAATAGCATCAGTGCCGAAATCATATGGACGCATCTTCTGCTCTTCCGCTTCGACAAAGATTTGAATCTTATCGGTAGATGCGTGTGAAGATGTATCATATAAAAATGTAATAGTAGTTACGCCATTTGAAAGCGTATTACTATATGGAAAATCAGGATCAGATCCATCTGATGTAGACGTAAACTCCGTTGAAATTGGTAAGTTTGGATCGCTGAAATTATATAAGAAGATATTCTTGGTGGAATTCGTGATCAATAGAATCTGATCAACATCTACCTTATCAAGGACTTTCAGTGTGCCGACACCAGCGATACCTGGGGAGAATACATAGTCTCTAATTTGTCGTTTTGCCATTTATAAACTCCGTTATTATCCTAGTGCGATAGAGAATGCTACAACTTTACTATCGACGTACCTACGATTAGTCGCGTCCGTCGCGGCAGATGGATCTGCCAGATTCGTTACTTTATTATTTAGAAGATTCAAGTTGCCTCCAAAACCTCCTTGGAGGTCTAGAGTACCAGCTACAGTAAGGTTTCCTGTACTAGAGTCAACAACTAATTTGTTGTTTCCTACAACAAGATCCCCAGAGGTGGTGACTGACGAAGAAATCAAAGAACCTGAAGTGAGAATATTTCCTGTTGTATCTGAAATGGAAGCAAGAGTGCTTCCTTCTTCTCCAGAAGATTTAATTGATAATGGACCAGTTAGAACTAAAGGAGCCGATGCTGCTGTCGTGCCAATAGATAATGTTTTTTCGGATACAACAGGTTCTTTAAAGAGAGAAGTTCCTCTAACTTCTAACTCTGATCTTAATAAAGAATTCCCACCAACATCTAAATCACCAGCAACAGTAAAGTCTGTACTAACTACAGAATAATTAAATTTAGCATATACCGAAAATGCTAAATCTGGATTATCCGAATAGGCAACAATAGATTGATTACCACGTACTTTAATCTCCGTTCTCTGATACGAAGTTCTTGGTACAATGTCGGTATTGTATTCAATATATTGGTCTGTAGTAATAGAAGATCCTGCGTTTTCATCGCTAATGGCAATTCTAAATCTTCCATTTGATGGACCTTGATTAGAAACAAAAAGACTCAATAGAGCTTCATCATTATCTGGAACTGTATATAATACTGTATTTGTTTTTGGAGTTAATTTTGCTGCAGCTACAAAACCTGTATCAGTTGGATCATCCTGAACCTGACCATGAATAACAAAATTAGTTGAAGGAGAATCTGCCCAAACTACCAGACTCTGTTCATTGCCGTAATAAATGAAATCACTTTCATAACTTTGTCCCTCCGCAATTTGGTAATCGTAGAGAATATAATTTTCTGGATTGAATTGAGTGATGCCACCAGATGACACACCGATTCTAATCCTCACTGGGTAAGGATCTCTGTGAGTTGCTGCGATTTTACCTTCTACAACTTTACCAACAGGTGCGGTGTGAAGAACTTCTCTTGTTTTTAACGCTGGAACAAGAGACGCTAAATAACCAAAAGTGGGATTAGACATCTTGTCGTCGCTATAGTCCTTTTATGTTATACTTATTTATACCGTCGTAATTAGCATGAAACTGATCACTGGATATAATGGCTTTATTGGATCATACTTCATCAAGAAGTATACAAATTTTCTTGGACTTGAGCAGCACAACGCATCTCACATTATCGAAAGATTTACGAAGTGGGATGAAATTGATGAGATCATTCATATGGGAGCAATTTCAGCAACCACTGAAACCGACCTAAACAAGTTGCATCATTATAATGTAAATCTTACATTAAATCTTTTTGAAAAAGCAATTGAATATCAAATACCAGTGAAGTATGCATCATCAGCATCTGTATATGGTAACTACACAGATGGAACTATCAATCCACTGAACTATTACGCTATCACTAAAGTTCAGATAGATTACTGGGTTCTTGATAATATTAAAAAGTTTTCTAAAATCCAAGGATTTAGATTCTTTAATGTATATGGAGATGGTGAAGAACACAAGGGAGACCAGCGCAGTCCTATCAGCAAGTTCACTGAACAAGCAAAGATGACTGGTCAAATTAAAATCTTTGAAGGATCTGAAAATATTTTTAGAGATTTTATTTGTGTAGATGATGTAGTGGATATTGTTTGTGACAACGGATCTGAATCTGGAATCTACGATTTGGGATCAAATTATTCATATTCTTTCCGTGACATTGCAGAAATCATTGCAGAAAAATACGGGGCGGAGATCATTGAGATCCCCTTCCCCGCACATCTAAAAAATAAGTATCAATACGATACTCGTACAAATTTTGGTTGGCTTGATAAAAAATTCACCACAGTTGAAGAGTATGTCAATCGCCCTTCACCACCCGATATGAGTCAGACTCAAAGTGAGTCGTAGAGAACTCATATAATTCCGAATCTTCTATAGCAATCATCTGATGTCTCATGCCCCTGGGAATCTCGAAAGGGATCCCAGGGGTTAATATTGTGCGATCAGCTGTATCCAGATCGTCATCAAAACCATAGTACAGATAGATTTTACCTGAATGTAAGTAGAAAGTTTCGTGCTTTAGTTTGTGATAATGCCAAGAGCACTTTTTACCCGCCTCAAAGAAGAGGAGTTTTCCGCAATACTTTTCGTTATTAACAATCCATTTCTCATACCCCCAACCTTTGGGTACATGCTTAACTAAAGAATCTGACATCACTCACTCCTTTGTCGTCAATGTATATATCTCCAGATGGTTTACCCATGATCAACTCGTGATATTTACATCCCCAGTCTCGTAATTGTTTTTCTGTGAAAGAATAAAACTCATTATATGCTTTGTTAGCATTGTCTTTGTGGCGTCCCATGCCTCTTGCAGTGAAGTATTTAATGTAGTGTCCTTCATCATATAGAATATTGATGCGATTAATTCTATCCATTTTTGCTATGGCAAATTCATATTGCCCCTCACATATCGTACCATCAATGTCAATTACATAAATCATTTACATCATCCTCTGTTAATACATAAGTTCCTGGGTTGGATACAGCAATAGCAGCTGCTCTGTTGGCGAAAGGAATAGCAGATTCCATAATACCACGGTTGAGGTAATGGAATACTAGAGCAGATAAGAACGTATCACCAGCACCTGCTACATCAAATACGGGGACTTTAGTTCCAGGATACAATCTACCTTTGAAGGTGGCACCTTCAGATCCTTTTGTAGTAATCAAGAAAGGATATTCTCCTTCTAACTTCTGTGCCTCACCATCATTTAGTTTGATGAAACACTGTTTCGGTAGTTTAGTCTTCTTACTATCAATAAAGACAGGTCTCTTGAACCACTCGCAGAGTTCAAAGATCTTTTCTTCAGTTAAAAATCCTTTATTGTAGTCAGAGATAACCATTGCATCAAAGTCTTCTTTTGGCATCTCCCATTCAAAAGGCTTTACTTTATCATGCTCATCTAATCTCATAATCTGTTGATTAGATCTTTCATCAACAAATCTAGTCTTGATTGGCATCTCTTCATTGGTCATAATATAAACCTCTATACCAAACGCCATGAGGTTCTCTCTGACGTTCCATGCCATACCTCTGGTCTCTTGTACCCTAGTTTTCTCAAGGACTGGTACAGGACCTTCTGGACTCAATCTGGAGCACTTACCATACACATATCTATCGATACAGGAATCACCGATAAGTAATACCTTTAACTGTTTGGGTTGTGGAGTAATCCCCGAGTCTATCGAAAAACCGAACTGATTTGGCATACTGCGAACCTACTACTTCTTTTCCTTTCCAGTCAGAACCTACAACCATTATATCAGGAGAAGTGGATTCAAGCAAATCCTCCAACTCTTCTTTGGTGTCAAATACATGAACTACATCCACATACCTTATCGAGGCTAGCATTGTAGATCTATCATGCTGCGAAAAAATAGGTCTCTCGGGACCCTTCATCTCTGCCACCTTCCTGTCGGAATCGATAGCAACGATGAGGTAATCACCAAGAGACCTGGCATACTTCAGGAGTTCGATGTGCCCTGGATGGAGCACATCAAAACATCCATTTACAAAAGAGATTTTCATTCGTTGGGTACATGAACAAGTTTCTGAATCTCTGGAAGATACATCCATTCAATATCACTGTTCTTTAATGTCTTTACAGCATCTTCAATAGTTTCTACCAAAGGATCACCACCAAGATTGAAAGAAGTGTTGAATAAGATAGGAACTTCACTCAACTTTTCAAAAGCATCAATGAGATTGTAGTAGTGTTCATTCTGCTCTGGGGTGACGGTCTGGATTCTGCAGGTGTTATCAACGTGAATAACAGAAGGAATCTTTTCCTCTACCCCATCGTGGCATTTGACAGCATACATCATGTGAGGCGTCTCGTCACGACCAGCCAAATCAAACCAATCATGTACTTTCTCTTTCTTGATAGAGCAGGCAAAAGGACGGAACCATTCGCGGTGCTTGACTGCATTGACATGATCTTTACCATCTTTGATGGTGGGATCAAACAGAATAGATCTGTTGCCTAGAGCGCGAGGACCACCTTCTGAACGACCTTGGTAAATGGTTACGATGTTGCCCTTACGAATTAGTGCAGCAACATCATCGTAAGAAGTGTCGGTAACTTCTAGACCCTCTAGATCTGCTTCATAGGTAGAAGGATCATATTGAGGACCATAGTAAACAGACTCTTGCTTATTAGGCTTCTCTGTCTCTTTCAGTTTATTGTAGACATATTTGGCACCACCGATTGATGTTCCTCCGTCATGCGAAATGGGTTCGCAGTAAATATTCAGATCAGGGAACTCCTTCCAATACTTGTAGTTTGCAACGCAGTTGAGACCATAACCACCACAAACGACAATGTTCTTTTCACCAGTTAATTCGTGTGCTTTACGAATCAACTGAACCATACGATCGGAAGTTTGTTCCTGGATCTTGTAAGCGAGATCTTTTTGAATATCAGTATATTCACCTTTCTTATGATCTTTGGTATCTTCTTTCAAGATATCATAACGACCAACATTAAGTTGAGCGGCATTAGGATAGGTAGGAATAATCAGATCTCGATTACCCCACTCGCCATTGAAGAATGATGGTAAGTTTTCATTAGGTTTGCCGTATGGAGCAAGACCCATGAGCTTACCTGCCTCAATGGCGGGGAATCCACAGTATTGAGTTACTGCTTCATACATCTTGGTATGACCAGGATATTCGGTGATGAAGATGTTTTCATCTGCTTCCTGCATACCAATTGCTTGTTTGGTGCCGACATGCTTAAACACGGTATCGAAATCACCAGGATATGATGCATTGAAAATAGTTTCAAATTCATAGCAAGTGTCTTGAATCTCACCAACTTGTAAGAAACTTCCAGCACCATCAGCAATTACGCACGCAGCAGATTCAAAACCAGAGTTATAAAATCCACATGCGGCGTGCATCTCATGATGAATGGTATCAATAAAATGAGTTTGAAACTCAAATCTTTTTCTGGCTAACTTTCTAACCCACCCCTCATAAGCATCTTCACCAGACCAATCAAGAATTGGACCATGACGATGTGTGTGGCAAACAACCAAGTGATCGATATGGTCAACATAATCAAACACTTTCTGAAGACCTAATAGAGGAGAACCATCATACTTAAAACGAGATAGTCTTTCTTCTTCTAGGTAAAATACTACTTCACCGTCCACAAGCAAAGTCGTACTCCCGTTATGACCACGGGCGATCGATACGATAACAGACATTAATATACCTCAACCAATTTTTACATTTGACGAGAACCCTTTCTTGCTTGGTTCTAAAGCAGGAATTTTTACGCCACTATTTGCAGCTTCCAATTCAATTGAATTTTTTTGTTTTTGTACTGGTGCCTCTGGAGGACAAGTTGGACATCCTTGTTGCTCTCCAGTCCACTCTTGTGGAAGAACAACATCTACTGATGGTTTGCGATAATACTTATTCATAAGTTTATCGACAGACTTCATGATAACTTCTTCAACTTTTTCATTCATTGCCATGATTCCATCATTAACTCTTGCGGATTCCTCGTCGGGAGCAATACGAATAGGATCATAAATTCTCAATCCTTCGCCCATATCAAGAACTTCGAACATTTCGTTATCTGGATATGAAACATTAACTCCGAATGTAGATCCCATTACCGCGACGGTTGGTGTTCCAACAGAGTATGCAATATGTTGTCCCAAAGAATCACATCCCAAGAAAAGATCTGCCTCTTTGATGATACCAGCCCACCCCCTCAAAGGAACATTGTTTCCTGCTGGGAATGAAATGGTGTCGCGAAGTCCTTCTTTCTCAAAATCAAACGCAAACTCCGACATTAGAATTACAGAATACTTCTTCTGCAAACGTTTGATGATAGAAACTACATTATTAAATTCGAAACTTCTACCAGAAGGATCGGTAATAATATTGCCTGCAGTTTGAACTCCTCTACCAAAAGGTTGGAACACAACCGTTTTTGGCTTCTTTGTTTTTTGTCTTACTTCAGCAACAATAAACTTTCCGTTTACTTGCTCTTCCTTGGAAAGTTTTAAAGTTGGTTTTGGTAATTCTCTAACACCTTTGCCGTTGATTTCGATATCAAAGGCTTGGGATAAATTACACTTTTGATTGTAGTATTCCCAAACCCTATAAGGTTCTGGAGTACAAACATCGGTATTGATAATTTTATCTCGGAATAGATTCTTATGCCAGTTGTCATACACTTTGCTATAAAGTGTTGGGTGACCTTTAAAGAAATCTGTTCCACCTTCACAGACGATCACAAAATCTTCATCTGGATGTTCTTCTTGATATTTTTCAAAAGCGGGAATGGAGCAAAGCACACGTCCAGCACCACCATTGATAAAAAATGATTTAGGTCTCATAACTCAATCACTAATGATTTATATGCAATTATTTAGGTGGTCACAAAAGGGCGGTTAAACGCACCACGCAACCCAAGAATATCTTGTGCCTTTAGTTACTGTAGTAACTTGGTGTGGGTACAAGAATACTGATGGAAATGCTGCTACCTCACCCTTTTTTAATTCTACCTTATGGTCATTCCAAAAGAGTAAATCTCCACCTTCATAGTCGCCGTTCAAAACTCCAATGATACTAGTGACTGGAATGCCGCGTAGATTACCATCAAACATATCATGAATATGATCGTGGTGTGGCTTGATGCTGTCTCCTTCAGAATATTTGTTGAATTTGACATTCGATGCTACGGACCAGAATAAATCTGAATTTGTATTTTCTGGTTGATGGTATTTTTCGTGATACTTAAGGCAAAGATCTTTAATTAACGGGTATATTTTATTAGCAGAAGTATCGTCTTTTAACGTTTGAAAGTCCGACTCTTTGATATCTTGCTTGAGTCCAGCATCATACCACTTATGATCTTTCCATGGTCTTTTGTCTAATCTAGTGATCAATTTATCGCATAGGTCATCTGGAATAAGCTTGTATACGAATATATGATCTCGTAGATCGGGATATTTAAGCATAAAAAAAGAGGGTCTTACGACCCTCTCATTATATCATATCTTTAAATCACTGCCCGTCTGTTGCTTCGTCGTTTAGAAGACCATCGGGATCTACATTGTAGTCGTAATCTTCTACAAGTTCTGCAGTAGGATCATTAGGGAAAGGAATCATGTGAGCGTCGATTCCAGCAAACTTGGTATATAGATCTCCCATTTCTTTAATAAATGCTTCTGCAGCCGCAATTTGATCTGCAGTTAGGTTTGCTCTAAACTCATTCAGTCTTTCTTGAGCACCAGCAACAACATTGTCTCTTGCTTCTTGATGTGCTTCTAGATCGATCCATGGTTGGAACCATCTGAAAGGTGTCTTCCAAGTATTAGCTTCGAGATCATATCCAATTGATTGAGTATCGTATGTATGATCTGGACCTTGTGGATCTGGTCTCTTGTAATAAACTTCTCCAGCATTAGGATGTCCTGCTGGGAAAGCATATTCTTTTTGAGGATAACCAGCTGCTTCGCCAGTATCTTTTCCGATGTAGATGGAAGCAATAAGTGCATCCACGTCATTTTCTGCAGGTGAGAGTAGAACTGCTGTTTGATCTAGACCTGCTCTTACTCTAGCTTCTTCTGCTCTATCTTCTGCATTCCTTGCAGGAACAAAGGATTGAGCAACCTGAAGAATTCCAGATGCGTTATCTACAAACACCCACAGATGAGAAGGACCTTCATAAGTCCATTGAGCAGTCAAACCAAGATCATTGGTTTGTGCTAGATATTCATCTGGTTGTGCAAATGAAAATGTTTTGGTAATATTCGCCATTGGAGTAACCTATATTCCTGTTTTAGTAATATTTATAAAGAGAGAAATTAATGAGAGATGTTCGGTTATCAATAACCAGCTTCTGATTGTTTGTAAGAAATTCTTACCATTCCAGGATTGCCCTGCTGACCATAGCAGCAACCGCCACCACAAACCCAAGCAGATTGAGCGCCAACACCAGGAATATAGTTTTTATCAGAGTAACCTCCACCCCAACCAAGTTGAGTCATTCCAAAGTGGAATTGGCAATATCCACAACCAGTATCAGAACATTGTGTTGCTGGAAGCCATCCGCCTTTACCATTTACTAGACCGCCTGGGTAAGGAAGCATTTGCTTGTTCCAGCAATGGTTACTATGACACCATACAGAACCAGCTCCAGGGTTTCCATGAAAGCCACCGTCAGCACCATAGTATAGAGCACAAGGACCATTGCAGCAAACACCACAAAGAGTTGCCCAAGTACAGCAGCACATGTTGCAGCAAGCACAACCAGCATGACCACCATCAGCACAGAAATTGGAAAGATTGAATCCAGTGATAAATGTCTTTCCTCCTGGGTTTCCACAAGAAGAAGTTGATCTACTTCCTGGTTGGCCAATTTCAATTGAATATGAACATCCAGGAACAACTTGGGTTCCTGATAGTTTTCTGAATGCATATGCTCCAGAAGAACCAGGAACGCCACGAGTGCAGCAACAACCAGCGCCACCACCGCCACCAGCACCCCAGATTTCAAAAATGATATCGGTAGTATTGGCGGGAACTTTCCAATCTGGATAGTCGTAATATCCATAGTTGGAAGTATATCCATCACACGTAGCACCACATTGTGCAGTGATGTACATTACTTCATATTCCTTTGATGGATATGGTGGCAATTTAGTTACAGGATCGGCAGCTGCCAACCCTTGAATTGAGTCAGTTGTTACAATCCCAAGTAGATCTCGTAAATTAGACATTGGTTACTTTCCTTTATAATGCTATTTAGTTACAGAAGTGATAAGCACATGCTCTATTTACTCCCAACCAGCAGGAGCAATATGTGATTTTAATGTATCCACCATGTCCTCTATATCCATAGCAGCATCCACCACCACAGGAAGTTGCTGATGGTCCACCCACTCCAGGTAATGTGGCGTTACAGTTGGCACTGAAAGCCCAAGGTGTTGTTCCTTGACAGAATGTCTGTTGGTTGAGGCAAGCATTACCTCTGACGTTGGACATCAGGTAACCACCTTTCTCGTCAATCAATCTTGGTGGATACTTTAAACCAATCTTCGCATAGCAGTTATCGGAAGTATTATATATTCTGAAGAATCCAGGTCTTCCAGGAATATTCTCATCTCCACCATATGCACAAGCACAGTCGGTAGAAGGAGACCAACCTCCACAACCACTAAAATAAATTCTATCTTGGCAACGGAATGTAGTATCCCAGAATGCATAGCAGCAGGTTTTTCCAGGAAGACCGCCTTCTACGCAGAAGTTGGATAGATTACATCCACTAATGTAACTCTTACATCCACGGATACCACAGCAACAAGCAGAGCAGCAAGTAGGCTCTGCTACCTTCAGGAAGTAGCACCATCCACCTTGAATCTGTGGATACTGTAAGGTCTTTCTAGAGTATGCACCAGATCCACCAGGGATTCCTTGCATACAGCAGCAGCCGCCGCCTCCAGAACCACCGCCACCCCAGATTTCGAAGGTGATGCTGGTAGTTCCGCAAGGAACACACCAGTATTCCATGCAGTAACCGCGATAGCTACTATCGCAACTCAAGTTACAGTAAGGAGCAAAATTAAAAACTTTACCGTCTCTTACTTTATCGTAACTACCGAAAGTAGCGGCAGTATCTAATACTGTAGAGTCGAATTCTCTTCCTAATAAACTTCTTAAATTTGCCATTTTTTTATACCTTACAGAACCAAGTTACCTTAACAAGACCTGCTGATCCATGTGAAGAACAGCAGCAACCACCACCAAATGTGGAAGAAGTGAATCCACCTTGTCCAGGAGGTCCATTTCTGAAACAGTCTCCAGATGTACCGCCATTATTTCCTTGAGACCAACCAGTTTCAGTTTGTCCACAAGTCGCCATGGTATGAATTCTTTGGATATTGAAGGTTCCGAACTTACCGTCTTGGTATGGTGCCATTGGTGTGGAACTCTTCCACATACACCAGTTGCCACATTCTTGGCAATCCATTTGACCGTAGGATCCTACTTGTCCCCAATACTCTCTACCAGCTTCACAGCAGTAATCTCTACACTCTCTTTCTTCGTAATACTTATCACACTGCCATCTGCAATGTGGAGCACCTGTTTGCCAGTTCATACGGAACTGACAACCAAATCTGGAACTACCGCCACCGAAGCAGCAAGCATAACCGTGACAACCACCGCAAGCACAGAAGTTGTTTAATCCAGGACCAACAACAAATGATTTACAACCATCAAAACCACCGTTACCAGGATGTCTACAAGTAACAGAACCTGCACAGAAGCAATAGCAGCAACCATCCAGATGATTAGCTCCTAAATCTCCAGCACATAAAGTAACTTTGTTGTACTGACCAGAATAACCAGTAGTACCATGCATACAGCAGCAGGAACCACCGCCGCCTCCGCCGCCGCCCCAGACTTCGAACTGGACCTTACAAATACAGCAGCATGGAACACACCAAGCAAACTCTTGCCATGCATAGTTGTGGTTGCTATCATACGTCCAACAGTGACCACCTCTCCACCAGAGTTGGTGAGCGTTTTGTGGTCCGTAGTATGTGGCTACTGGTAAAGCGTCCGTTGACGCTACATCTAATAGATCTCTTAAACTTGACATTAGTCAATACCCCCCTATTTGTATTAGTTAGAAAGGATCGACCAACCATAAGAAGATCCAGTGTAGATTAATTCAAGTGAAGCATTTTTAATATCAAAATCTAGGTCTTCTGCTAGGTTGGCAATTTTGTTGCCGTTTCTAGCAATGATTGCCTTGGTTGTACCGCATTGACCAGCGGCGTCAATCAGATTAATTCTATCTCCCTGGCGGGGGTTTGCTGGTAGAGTGAGTGTGAGTTCTGAACCAGCGGTAGTATCGATCAGAAGAATTTCTCCTGATAAAACACTATGGTTTGCTGTAATAGCCACCGTTGCTCTGGTCTCTGTAACTTCTGATAGGTTGCGTCCCATTGTTCTTAAGTCTCCTTTGTATTATTTATCAAGCGTCTTCTTCTACACCGTAAACAGAAATGCTTACGTTTGCAGTGTCTGAAAGTGCTACAAGAACTTTATTTGATTGAAGAGCAATACCAGTTCTTTCTAGAACACCATATCCAGCAATCTCGGCATTGTATTCAATGTATTCTGCTGCTGTTGGAGTTCCACTAGCAGCAAGTGCAACACGAACACTAACAGGAGTTGCGTTTGTATTTACAACGTTGAAGTTGAGATAGGAAACCGTGTCAGCGGGAACCTGATAAATTGTAGTTAGAGTGTTTGCTTGTAGGGAAGCTTGTGTCCCCAGAATTCCAGAAGCCATTGTATTCTCCTTAAATTTTTTTGAAAATGCGAGTATTTAGTAGTATTTATAAAGAGGGGATCACATTGCTCCCGCCCAGAAAGTAAAGCCTTTCGTCTTCGTTTTGTCGTCAACGTAAGTCTTAACTGCTTTCTGTGTAGGAACTTTGGCGTTGCTATTAGCGGAAAGTGTAACGTCACTTGAGAATTCATTAATAGATTCACCGATTTGAGCACCGATAGAACCAAGTCTCAAGGATGTTAGACCAGATAGGTCGAAGGACGATGCGTTCAGAGTTGTGCTACCAGTTGCCTGGTTAACTCTGAAGTAACGACCAACTGTAAAGTTACCGTCTTGGTCCGTTGATACGAAGAATACACGACCTGGGAAGTCTTCAGTAACTTCGTTTCCAGGAGCGTTATCTACAAGAGGTAGACCTGGGAAGTTGGTTTGTGTCTTACTTCCAGTACCAATGTTCAAGAAGTCGTGACCAGTTAGACGAATCTGTGAATACAGATATCTAATCTTGGTGTTTTGACGATCATATGATGGGGTTGGTTTTGTTTCTGCAAGAACAACAGTGGTTACACCAGTTGTAATTGGATCAGAAGAAACAACCTGCATGAATTCGGAATCAATTCTGATATAATCGGAAGATAGTGTACCAGTATTTGATTCTACTAGAATGACTGTCTCTGTAGCATCGAGATCTCTCAAAGTAGTTGTTTCGTTAGGAACTTTAATTTGAAGAGCTCTTACAGTAATGCCAGAGTTATGTGGAGCTGCTGTTGTTCCTTCAACTCCTCTAACAACCTCAACTGTTGTTGGTGTTGGGAATGAAACAACTTCCATCATTTCGTCATCAACAATTACATAACCACCAGTGTTGATGCCAGTAATTGAAGAAACGCTAATCGATGTAGTAACTGCATCTGATACAGGAGCAGTCAACGAAACTGCCGTACCAGTTTGATATCTGATAACAGTTCCTAGACCATCATGTGCCACTGGAGTAGATCCAAGAAGTCCTCTAGTTACCGTTAACTCTCCTTCACCTCTGGAAGGATTATATGAAGAGTTAGCAACTACATAAGTGAATGGATCTGCACCAGCTCCACCAGGACCAGTTACAAATTCGATAGAACCACCAGTTTTTGGTGCCGAAGTTAAGCCACCAAGAACATATGTAAATCCACTAACACCTTGTTGTGCGTCAGAGTTGTTTACGAGAGTTGCGAAAGCGCCAGAATCTTGACCAGTAACAACTTCATTCTGGGTAAAGTTTCCTTTTAATGGGCGGAATAGAATTTTATCTGATGATGGTTGGAAGCTAGTAACTTCACCAATTGCACCAGAAGTGCCGCCAATAATTCTTTCTCCCCCTTCAAAAGAAGCACCAGTTGATAGTGTTACTGGAGAATAGTTGAGTTCTAGACCATCGATAAATCCATCTAGAGTAGTTTCATCTTGGTTGAATCCAGAGGAAATAATTCCGTAAGTACCCCAAGAAGAGTTACCAGCAAGAGATCTAATATTACCACCACGGGTTGCAACATATGATGCAAAAGCATAATAGGTGAAGGAAGAAACAATTTCGGAGTTACCATTGTTTGTAATCCAGAAACCGATACCACCTGTATCGAAGATTTGTGTAAACGAGTCAAATAGCATTGACTTGTTAGAAGGTGTGGCAGTTCCTTCCCACTTCTTATGAACGTCACCATCAACAATAGCACCAACACCAGTGTCAGAGAATGCCGAACACTGCGAAATATATGGAGATTTAGTTGTTGGTGAGTTTGGATTTAGACGGAGGAATACGCCACCAATGGTTGCTGTATTGAGATCTTTTGGATCACTATTAGAAGCAACAAATCCATCCATGCCGTCCATTACAAGGTCCTTAAGCATGGACTTGTTGGACATGTAGAACATCGTCGCATTCTGGTTGAGAATTGGCGATACGGTACTGATAGTGATATCAATATTACCATTTTCAAATAAGTCTGATGTAGTCCAAACACCACCAGTAATAGGAAGGATATCAATTGTTCCTCCACCATCACGTACATCCATGATGTAAGCGGTCTTCGTACCATCACTAGTTGTGCAAATTTCACCAGCAACTCTGTTAGCTACATCAGGAACTTGGTTTAAAACCAATCTGATCAATGAACTTGCATTACCAGTGTCTGGCTTGATAACAGATGTTCTCATGTTATCACCAACGATTGATACCGATTCAGGAACAATCATTGGTAGAGTTTCAAAATATGTACCTGCCTTAACATAAATTGTTGCAGGTCCAGTGATATTGTCTACAGCGTGACGAAGCGAAGCAAATGCTTTACCAATGTTTTCACCTGTGTTTAGATCGCTGCCATCTGTGGTAACATAGTAAACAGGATCAGTTACATTGTTCTTTTCCCATGCGGGGAACCCGTTTGTATCAACTGTTAATACCTCGCCAGTTGCACCAATGGGCAAGCGAGAAGCACCAGAGCCAGAAATGTATAGAATGTCGCCATTGTCTGTCAGAACGTTTGACTGTGCTCCTTGTGCCAAAGAGTTCCAATACGTTCCAGTGGTGTCTAGTTCTGGAGGATTGTTTGTAGATTCGGCAACACAAATATATGAGTTGCTTGCTCTTGTGATCGCATCACCAGGGAAGTAAGTGTCTGTAGACTGCCAGGTTCCTCTCCAGGTGAAACCACCAACAACAAAGTCCCAATCAGCAGAACCAGAAGCTGGTGTTGAGTTAGTATTTGTAGTTTTTGCTACATATGAGTTACCACCAAGCAGAACAACGTCGCCTGGCTTATAAGTTTCTGAAGAACTCCAGTTACCAACTACTTTAAAACCAGTGGTTAGAATTTCCCACGTAACGTCAATACTGGTATTTGGAGCAGTTGCTAGGTTATCTGTAAGTGCTAGATAACTATAACCACCGTACTGAACAATATCGCCACGCTGATATTCTGTTCCTACATCCCAGGTGTCTTCAAACTTTAATCCAGAAACATAAGAAATAAAGTTTGGACCAGTGAATGATCCAGAAGATGTGTGTGGTACTACTACTCTATATTGATCATTGCCATACTTGACAATATCATTTGTTCTATAGAAAGTAGCGTCCGCCCAGTCTCCTCTAAAATAGAGACCTTCTGTATGGAGCTGCCATCTGGAACCATCGGATCCATACCATTGCGTTTCATTCGATGCCGACGTGTGGTTTGAAATACAAACATAAGTGTTTGCACCAAACTTTACGATGTCATCGATGACGTATGCAGTGGCAACCTGCCAATCGCCTCTCCAATTAAACTTGAGTCTGCCTAATCTGAAATCTGCCATGTTTATGTTCCGTAATTACTTGGGTCCCTCGGTGGTATAATCATAGTTTTCGTTGAATCTAGCAACGAAATATCCGTCATCGTCGATAAAATATGAAATCTTACGACTGTCAAATCTATACTGTTGGTATTTATCTTGTGGATGATTTGTATATGACTTCTCTTCAGTAGTTTCTTCTACGTAATCATATACAGCAGTAGCGATATCGAGATATGGAGTACCATCTAATCTGTAGAAATCTCCAATTTCGTCATCAATACTCCTAATCTTGGTGTAGTTCAACATACCATCATCATCTCTGTATAGAGCGTGAATGGTAAAATCACTACCTAGGGTATAACTATTGGAAGAAAAAGAAGCTCCTCCTCCCCCAGATGATGAGTTATAACTATCGCTGATGAACATTGTCATGATACGATTACCCTCCAGTAAGTGCCGTCCCAGATTAATTGTACTGTCGCTCCTTTCACATCAAATACTAAAGGATCAGAGATAACTCCAAACGTATTCTGGAATTGTCTGCCAATCGGATCGATTACCGTAACATTATTTATATCCCATGTAAAATTAATGTCAACAAATTCTATAGTGTCTCCAGGTTTAGGAACCAACTGATTATTATATAAAGGTAGTGTGAGAGACAGTGGACCAGCAGACGAGTCTACTAGATATCTCAAACTCGTTCCTAATGTAGTGCTTGTATTTAAATACTCCCACCTAGCACGAAAAACGTCAAAACCGCCAGTCGTATTTCCGTCATGAATGACGGCCATATTCTTGTCGGTATCAATTGTTAACTCACCAGCCGCACCTGTGAACAGCGCGTGTTCAGCGGTAGTACCTCTTCTAAACTGTACCTGGGTTGTCATTAAATTTAATTTAGGATACCAATTTTATTTATACTATTAGATAATCCATCCGTATGTACGTGGTGGAGCAACAGCGATCTTAACAGTTGGCGCTGCACCCTCAAGACGAATGTGAACGTCTGGAATGTGAGCGAGAAGTGGGGTGTATACAGACTGGACTCTGACCTTGATAGATCCAGTACCAATGATGCGGATACGGATACCAATAATCGTATCGCTGTGAAGCTTGAGCGTTCCTGATCCAGCAAACGCCTGGGTGCGTAGTATCGCGACCTCTCCAGAAAGTTTGACTTCTGTTGTAATTTCTGGAGGTCTGACACTTGTTTTTTCTGCTGCTTGTCCAGATACTTTGATCTCGACTTGACCAGAGTAAGGTGCTCTGGTGAATGAATCTTCGGCTGCTCCGCTGATCTGAATCTCTCCAGATCCTTGGTAAGCTTTGGTGATAGCAGGTTTGACTTGACCGAGGAAGACGAAGATTGCGACATTCTCGTAAGCAATTGTTCTTGCTTCCGCAGCACCACCAAATACTGGTAGATCTCCTGTACCAATGTATACTCTTGACCTTGGTGTTTCTGCAGCACCACTGATGTTGACATCTGCAAGAAGACTTGGTACATATGCAACTCTTTCTGCTGCTCCAGAGAACGAGAAGATAGAACCAGATCCAGATTCGATAATAACGATTCTTTCTTCCGCTTGACCAGAGAAGTTGAAAAGAATTTGCTCTCCAGTATAATCGTATGCAACTTTTTCTTGAGAAGATACAAAGTTGAATAGAGTACCATCGCCAACATGAGAGAGTGTGATGAGAACTTTTGCTTCGCCTGTAATATCGTATAGACCTTCTGTTGGCAATGCAGCTGTTCTGGATTCTGCTGCGCCGCCAATAGCATAAAGATTTCCAGTACCGATATACTTCTTGATGAGATATGAAGTAGCAAATCCAGTAGCAGAGAATAGAATCTGTTCTTCGAGTGGATTGAAGGTAACTGCCTCGGCAGCACCAGAGAATGTGCCGATTCTGATATCGCCAACGTAAGAACTTGTGATTCTTTCGACAGCATCTCCAGTAATATCGACGAGACCAGAAGCGGAGAATATCTTGACAATATGTACTTTGACATCTTCTGCGAAGATGCGAGCATCGACCAACTTGACTTCGGATACTGTGTATGCAAGAGATGCTCTTCCTGTAATTGAGAAGAGTAGATCTTTCTCCAGTGGATTGAAGGTGACGGCTTCTGCAGCACCAGAGAATGTGCCGATTCTGATATCGCCAACAAAGTCTTTTGCTGTTCTGTATACAGCATCTCCACTGACAGGAATAACACCTTCGAC